TGGACACATTGGTGGATACAATCATACAGAACCTGTTGCTATCAAAGTAAGTGGTTCGGATGGAATTAAAGTTGTAGCTACTTTAAATGTAACTCATAATGGAGATGAAGAAGTTGGTTTACCTGACACTGAAATCAGTTCTCAACCATCTTCATCTGCATTCTTTATTAGTGGTTCTGAATTAGGTATCGCGGTATCTGCATCTATTCAACCATCTGCAGCAAATGATTTATCAGATGTATTTGGTGAATCTGCTCGTGGTTCTAAAAATGCGTATGTATACAACTACTACGAAAATGCAGCAACAAATTTAGCAAATGCAATTGCTAGTGGTTCTTCGGTAGTGGTAGAAGCAATGCCAGATCAAGACTTTTTACAAGACATCAGCCATGCATCTACTCCTTGGATTAAATCACAATTGATTTCAGGTGAGAGACATGACCTTTTCCGTTTCCATACTTTAGGTGATGGTTCAAACTATAACAAAGAGTACAAAGTTTCAATTTTTAATGTTAGAGCAGCTGGTAGTTCAAATGCTACGGATTACTCAACATTCTCGGTTGCAATCAGAGCTTATTCCGATACTGATAGAAAAAAATCAATCTTAGAAACATATAACAACTTAAACTTAGACCCAGCATCTCCAAATTACATTCTTAAAGTAATTGGTGACCAGAATCTTGAAATTGATGCAAATGGTAAGATGACTATGAACGGTGATTACTCAAATCGTTCTAAGTTAGTTAGAGTTGAAGTATCAGCAGAGGGTTCATTCCCAATTGTATCTGCTCCGTTTGGACATGGTGCGTATGTTAATACCGTTAGAGTAACAACTCAAACTCAAGTTCCTGCAGTAGTATTCTCAACTGGTTCTACAGATAATACATCTTCATCTACATTTAGATATTCAGGTATCGATTTAGAATCATCCTTAGTTAAGATTGATAATTCACACTATTTAAAACCAATCCCAACTGGAGCAAGTGTAGGGTCAAATGTTGATTTTGCATTTGATGGTACAATTACTATTAATGGTGGTACTTATTCATTTGGATATACATTATCAACTAACGATACTGCCGAAACTATTGCAAAGAGACAATTTGTAGTAGGATTCCAAGGAGGATTCGATGGAGTATCTCCAACCGTATCAATTGATAAAGGAGTTGATATTTCTTCTGGTAATTCACAAGGATTTAACTTATCAAGTGCAACAGCAAGTGGTTCAGTTGCTTATGTAAAAGCAATTAATGCAGTATCTAATCCAGATGATTTCGATATTAATTTAGTATCTGCTCCTGGTGTTATTAGAAGACATCACTCTTATGTATTTGATAAGATTGTTGATATGTGTGAAGATAGACAAGATTGTTTCTTCATCGGTGATGTAGTTGGTTGTGATGCAGGTGATACAATTGATTTAGCAATCGAACAAGGACAAGCAGTAGATTCTAACTATGTTGGAACTTACTATCCTTGGGTTAAGACAATTGATTCAAGAACAAATAAACTAACTTCAGTTCCACCATCAGTATTGATGCCAGGAATTTACGCAGCGAATGATGCTATTGCAGCAGAATGGTTTGCTCCTGCTGGTTTAAATAGAGGTGGTATCGTAGGTGCAGTTAGTGTATTGAATAGATTAACTCATGCTGAAAGAGATACCTTATATGAAGGAAAAATTAATCCAATCGCTCAATTCCCTGGAGAAGGTATCGTGGCGTTCGGACAAAAGACCCTTCAAGATAGAGCATCTGCACTTGATAGAATCAATGTAAGAAGATTGTTGATAAAGGTTAAGAAATACATTGCATCTACTTCAAGATACTTGGTATTCGAACAAAATACATCACAAACTCGTTCAAGATTCTTGAATACCGTAAATCCTTATTTGTCTGCAATTCAACAAAGACAAGGACTTTACGCTTTCAGAGTAGTAATGGATGAAACTAACAACACACCAGATGTAATTGATAGAAACATCATGGCAGGTGCAATATATTTACAACCTACCAAAACTGCTGAATTCATCGTGTTAGATTTCAACATCTTACCAACTGGTGCAGCCTTTAGTGCATAATTTGAAAAATAAATAAAACTATATTTATTAGTATACAATAGGAGAAAATAAAAAAAATGGCAGAAGTATTAGAATTTAACGATATGTTCTATACCAATTTTGAACCAAAGATGAAGAATCGCTTCATCTTTGATATAAATGGTATCCCCGCTTATTTAATTAGAACTGCAACAAGACCAACAATTCAATTTGAAGTAGTGACATTAGACCATATCAACGTTAAGAGAAAGTTGAAAGGTAAAGGTGAGTGGCAGGACATCACCATGACTCTCTATGACCCAATTGTTCCTTCAGGAGCACAAGCGGTAATGGAATGGGTTCGTTTATCACATGAATCTTTAACAGGTAGAGCAGGATATGCTGATATGTATAAAAAAGAAATTCAATGTTATATGTTAGGACCAGTAGGTGATAAAATCGAACAATGGACTTTGGTAGGTGCATTTATCAACCAAGCAAACTTTGGTGATTTAGATTGGTCATCAAATGACCCAGCTGAAATTCAATTAACACTATCTTACGATTACGCTATTTTGGAATTCTAATACATTATTTCATTTTCTTATACAAAAGAGTTCTCAAACCGAGAACTCTTTTTTTTCAACTTTTTTTAATTTATATATTTATATACAAACAACAAAATAAAGGTTTATTATGGCAAATTATGATTTTCCAACCGAAGTAATCACACTTCCTTCAAAAGGATTAGTATATCCTGAATCAAATCCACTTTCAAAAGGTCAAATCGAAATTAAATACATGACAGCAAGAGAAGAGGATATTTTAGCATCACAAAACTTAATTAAAAAAGGTGTTGTATTGGATAAATTATTTGAATCTGTTGTAGTAGAAAAGGATGTAAATATTGGTGATATAATCATTGGTGACAAAAACGCAATTCTTCTAGCAACTCGTATTTTGGGTTATGGTTCAGAATATAATGTAGAAGTAACTGATCCATTTACTGGTGAAAACCAAAAAGTAAGAATTGATTTATCAAAAGTTCAAACAAAAGAGATAGATGATAGTAAATTAAACAGAAATAATAGATACGAGTTTGAATTGCCTCTATTAAAGAAAAAAATCAAATTTAAATTATTGACACATAAAGATGAAATTGATATAAATGCAGAAATAGCTGCTTTAAATCGGTTATCAAAAGGTGAAACCGCATCACAAGATATATCAACTCGATTTAGATATATGATTCAAGAAATTGATGGTAATACTGATAGAGGATTTATCAATAATTTCGTTAAAAATAATCTATTAGCAAGAGATAGTAAAGCTTTGAGAGAATATATAAAAACTATTTCTCCTGATATGAATTTTAATTACGAATTTACTTCAGATATTACCGGTGAGACGGAGGCACTGGATATACCTTTCGGGGTTGGGTTTTTTTACCCTTCCGAGTGATTATAGTATCCAGTTACATTCTCAAATTTGGGAAATGGTTAATTATGGTAATGGATTTACTTGGAAAGAAGTTTATACTATGCCAATTCATTGGAGAAGATTCTATTTCAATAAGTTATTAGAAGCTAAGAAAAAAGAAAAAGAAGAATACGATAAGGTAAATAAAAAAAGTGGTAATCCTAAAGGACCAGGTGTAAATGTGAGGAGGTAAATCTCCTCACTTTTTTTATATACTATATTTATATAAGAGTAAAACTATATTGGAGAACCCACAATGGCAAAAAAACCTATAAATGAAGGACTTGTATCAAAATTTATTGATGCCTTTTTTGATTCATACAAAAGAGGAGTAGATAAACAATTTATCCAAAAATCAAGAGAACAAAATCCAGAATTAGCAAAAACTTTAGAAAAAGTTTCTAAGGATTTGGGTGATTTACATAAAATGTTAGTAAATAACAAATAGGGGATATTTTTTAAATGGCAAGAGATCCTAAAAGTATTAATGCAGAAGCAAAAGCCCTTGAAAATCTAGCGGCCATAGAATCACGTCTACTTGCATTAGCAAATAAAAGAACTGCTGCAGCAAGAACAGAAAAACAACAATTAAAAGAAAAAAAGGAAGCAATTGAAAAATATGTAGAGAAATTAAAAGAATCGGATGAAGCAGCAAAAGATGCATCTGATTCTTTTAAGGAAATGACAGAATCAATGTCATTATCATCTCGTGCAACTAGTAATATGAGCAAATCATTATCGGTTGCAACTAAAAATTTTAGAGGTATTCAATCTGCATCAAAAGCAATGTTGAATGAGGGTATTGATAATTTACCAATATATAATGCATCCCAAGAAATATCAAAAGCTGCATCGGATTTAATGGATGCACAACAAAGTATTTTAAATGCAGGTGTTGATTTAACTGCTGCTGAAGCAGCAGAATTAAATAAAAATTTAGAAGATGCATCTTCCGCTTTTACGAGTGTTGTTACTAATAATAAAGATTTACTTAAAGCACAACCACAGCTAAATCAATATGTAACCGATTTAGTTGGTAGTTTTCGTAGTATAAACCGAGAATTAGAAATAACACAAGGTTTGACTAAAGAGGAAATAGATCAATATAAAGAATTAACAGCCGAAGGAGAAAGATTAAAAACTAAATTTAAATCAATCGGTGATATGATAACCACTGCAATTAAGAAACCTGCAGTTTTATTAGGTGCAGCAATAATGGCCATTGGTCAAGCAGTTTCCAAATTGGGTGAAAGTTTCAGAGAATTTGGTGGTGATTTAGGTGGAGCTGTTTATTCTGCAACTGCACTTTCTATTGTCTTTAAAGAGGGAACTAGTGTTGCAAAAGGATTAGCTAGTGAACTTGGAAGTATGAAAGATGTTTCTTTTGCTACACAATTAAACACTAACTTATTGGCTACAAACTTAGGTCTTTCAGGTGAAGAGGCCTCAAAATTGGTTGGTGGTTTCTCCCGTCTTAATAATAATTCCAAAGAAACCGCATTTAATATGATTGCCAGTGCAAAAGCTATGAGTCAGGCAGCTGGATTAAATACTTCGGCGGTTATGTCGGATATTGCATCTAATATGGGTAAATTTGCGGAATACTCAAGTGATGGTGGACAAAATCTTATAGAGGCAGGTATTGCAGCAGCTAAATTAGGAGTTACTTTAGATACTGTTGCTGCTGTTGCAGATTCACTTTTAGATTTTGAACAATCAATAACCAAAGAATTGGAGTTAGGTGCATTATTAGGAAGAAATATTAATCTCAATGAAGCTCGTACCTTAGCATATAGAGGTAAAACCGGTGCTGCACTAAAATCGGTAATCAGAGAGTTAGGTGGAATTCAGGCATTCAATGATATGGATGTGTATGCAAAAAGAGAAACAGCGGCATTGTTGGGTATACAAGTAGGTGAATTGGAGAGAATGTCTAAAAATATGGATAAGTTAAATGAAGATGGTACGATGCAACTATCAACATTTGATCAAACAAACGAAATGTTAACGGCCTTGATGACTGGACCAATGGGGACTCTAATATCATCAATGGGTGCTTTAGTAATGTTGGGTATTCAATTAGGATTCCAATGGAAGTTTATTAAAGGTGCAGTTGATAGAGTTACTGGTAGTATCCTTCAAATGAATGCAGCCCAAAATGCTGGAAATACAACACAACTTCTTGGCAATACACCAGGAATGCCAGGAGATACAACAACTAAACCTAAAAGAGGTAGACCACCTAAAATAACTACACCTCCAGGTGGAGGAGCAACATCCTTTTTAGATAAAGTTGGTTCACCTGGTCAGATATTGTCACTAGCAGTAGCTTTATTAGCATTCGGTGGGGCAATATTCATAATTGCAAAGGCATTTGAAGTATTTGGACAAGTAACAAATATGGGTCAAGCCTTAGTTGGATTCGGTGCTGCAATTCTTGGTATGGGATTATCAATTGGTATCTTGAGTACAATTTTAGCACCACTGGCATCTACTGGTATATTACAATTAGTAGCTCTTGGTTTCTTAGCATTTGGTGCAGCAGTTACATTGGTTGGACTTGGAGTAAAACTAGCTGCAGAAGGATTTTCTTTATTCGCTTCAAGTTTAGGTACTTTGGCGACTAACATACCACAATTATTTCCTATGATACCACAATTATTTGGTCTTTCATTAGCTTTTACAGCATTAGCATATTCATTGGGATTATTAGGTACATTAGGATTAGCTGGAGTGGGTGTATTGTTAGCAGCAGGAGCAGCTTCGGCTGGATTAAGTATGCTAATGGGTGATAGTGAAGAAACAACTGCATTAGAAGGTGGTTCATTGGAACAAACCATGAAGGATGGATTACAAAATGTAGTTGATGCAATAAACAACAAAAGTTTTGATGTATATCTTGATAAATCAAAAGTTACAAATCTTGTTTTTGCCGAAGAAAGAAGTAAAACACGAAATAATGTAAGTATAACATCAAAAGGAATATCAGGATAATATTATGCCAAGTATATTAGAATTATTTAAGAAAACACCAGGTGTATATTCTCAAATACCAAACGATACTAATTTTGAAAAAGTGGATGGTATATCCTCTTTGAAAAAAGTTGATACAACACCATTATCTACTAATGATACTAAAAGTATTGATAGGAAAGGTGTTTATTATGATCCAATTACTTACACATCTGGTGTAAATTATTCTTCACTTGATTTTACAAAGAAAAGTGGGGGAGAA